AGCGGCATCAAAAAAAGATGAGGCAATAACTTTTAATAGAACTAATAATTGGTTTAATGAGTTAGACGAGGTATGTAGTATTTTACGAGAAATGTTAGGAATTTATATTGAAAAAACAGATATGATTAATATTACATCCATGAAAGATTTACATTTTACAAATATTAAAATTCAAAAAACAAGACCGGCAGGAGGTTATCACGTGTGGCACGTAGAAAGAAATCATGAAGACTTTTCTTGTAAAAGAGCTTTGGTTTGGACAATGTATTTAAATGATATTAAAGAAGGAGGAGAGACAGAATTTTTATATCAAAAACAAAGAATAAAAGCAAAAAAGGGTCGTGTGTGTATTTTTCCAGCTGATTTTCCTTATGCTCATAGAGGCAACCCTCCTTTACAAGAGGATAAATATATATTAACATCTTGGTTTTTATCGTCATAAAATGCAATTTAAATTTACAGAAGAACATTTAAAAATAAAATTTTCTTGGAAAGAAATAATTTTAATTATTTTAAGAAGAGGTCATTATCTTTTAAATAGAAGATCTTGTTATGAATTCTCAACTGTTTTAGCAGGTGTCATTAATAAGGCAATAATGAAATATGGTGGGGCTGAAGAACATGGTCACCTTATAGAACATGATCATCCTGATAACTATGAAAAATAAATGTTATTTCCTAACTTTGTTTGTGTAGATAATTTTTTTGATAATCCTGAAGAAGTAGTAAATTTTTCTCAAAAATTAGAATATTTTAACGAGACCACATGTCCTGGAAAAAGATCAAAAATATTACATGAAGTAGACTATGATTTTTTTAATTGGGTAAATTTAAAAATATGTTCTGTTTTTTATCCAAATGATATTAGCAATATAAAATTTAATGCTGATACATACTTTCAAAAAATACATAAATTAGAACATGATAATTGGGTTCATAAAGATGATGCTTATAGATTTACTGCTATAATATATTTAAACAAAAATAATACAGCAGGGACCTCTATTTTTTCTGCTAAAAATTTTAAAAGTAGTTCATATAATGCATCCAATATAAGATATGATTATTTTAAAAATGAAAATAAAAAAATATCTAACGAAAAAATAGATACAATAAAAAAAGCTAAAGATAAAAATAACGAACGCTATAATAAAACTTTTAGTGTTGAGGGTATTTATAACAGATTAATAATATTTGACGGTAATACTTATCATGCTTCTAATCCTATGAATAAAGATCATGAACGACTTACCTTAATTTCTTTTATAAATGATATAGATCTTCAGGATAAAACAATAAAATACCCAATTCCAACAATGAGATCAGTTTAAAACAAGGTATTTAAAAATCTTTAATTATGCTATATAGATACTATACTTTAGGATAAATATATGCTTCAAAAAATAGGATTTCAACCAGGTATAAACAAACAGATCACACCCACAGGAGCAGAGGGCCAGTGGATAGATTGTGATAACGTAAGATTTAGATATGGCACACCTGAAAAAATAGGTGGCTGGAATCAACTAGGTGGGACAGGGTCTAACGAATTAACAGGTGCAGGTAGAGGACTGCATCAATTTATAAATAGTTTATCTAGAAAATACTCTATCATAGGCACTAACAGAATATTATATGCTTTCTCTGGAGGAGTGTTTTATGACATACATCCAATTAAATCTACAACGACATTAACAAGTGCATTTACCACGACTAACGGATCACCAACTGTTACAATAACTTTCAGCACATCTCATAATATAAATGCTCAAGATATAGTATTATTAGATAATTTTTCTACTATCACTAATTCAGATTTTAGTTCCTCTGATTTTGATGATAAAAAATTTATGGTGACATCTGTTCCAAATGCAACAACTATTACGATTACAATGCCATCAAATGAGTCAGGATCTGGTGCAACAACATCAGGTGGCATTAGAGTGCAACACTACTACCCTGTAGGACCAGCAGTGCAAGCAAGAGGTTTTGGTTGGGGTTTAGGATCTTGGGGTGGTGAAGATACATCTGCTTTAACAACAACTTTAAATGGCGCTATAGATGCATCTACGACCACTATAGTTTTAACAGATGCCTCTCAGTTTTCTAGCTCTGGAACTAATTTTATAATTATAGGTAGTGAAGAAATTTCTTACACTGGTATAACTGGAAACACTTTAACGGGTGTAACAAGAGGTGTAGCTGGAACAACAGCAGCGTCTCACAGTAATGGTGCAACCGTAACTTTTTCTACGGATTTTATTGCATGGGGTGAGGCAGCATCAGGTGACTTAGTATTGGAACCAGGCATGTGGTCTATAGATAATTTTGGTGACAAAGCAATTTGTTTAATACACGATAGTGCAGTATTTTCTTGGGACTCTAGTTTAACGAATGCTACTGAAACAAGAGCTACAATTATAACTGGTGCACCCACAGCATCAAGACATATGGTTGTATCAACTCCAGATCGTCACTTAGTATTTTTTGGAACAGAAACAACTATTGGAGATATATCAACACAAGATGATATGTTTATTAGATTTTCTGACCAAGAAGATATAAATACATATACACCTACAGCAACCAATACAGCTGGTACACAGAGACTAGCCGACGGATCACAGATCAGAGGAGCAATCAGAGGTAGAGATGCTTTATATGTATGGACTGATACCGCACTATTTACACAGCGTTTTGTTGGTCAACCTTTTACGTTTGCATTCGCACAGGTTGGAACTAACTGTGGACTTGTCGGACAAAATGCATGTGTAGAAGTAGATGGTGCTGCATACTGGATGTCAGAGAATGGTTTTTTTAGATACGCTGGTAAATTAGAATCTTTACCATGTTTAGTAGAGGATTTTGTTTATGATAATATAAACTTAGATTCAGGTAATCAAATGGTATCTGCTGGATTAAATAATCTATTCGGTGAGGTCATGTGGTTTTATCCAGAGTCTAACTCCTCAGTGGTAAATAGAATGGTGTGTTATAATTATTTTGATTCATCACCACAGAGACCAGTGTGGACAGTTGGTAGTTTAGCAAGAACAATGTGGAGAGACTCTGCTGTATTTGGTAAACCACATGCTTTAGAATACGATGCATCTACCGATACATCTTTTGATGTGATTGGAAATACAGAGGGTAGAACAAGTTACTATGAACATGAGACAGGAACAGATCAAAATAGAAATGGAAATATTACTGCAATTACTGCAAGTATTACATCTGGAGATTTTGATATTACAGCTCAAAGAACTGCACAGGGGCAACAGACTGGTGTCGCAACATTTAGAGGAGATGGTGAGTTTATAATGAAGATAAGAAGATTTATACCTGACTTTATATCACAAACAGGAACAACTAGAGTCACATTAAATTTAAGAAATTTTCCAAATGATACAGCATCAAGCTCATCACTAGGTCCATTTGATATTACAACTTCTACTCAAAAAGTAGATACACGTGCTAGAGCAAGAGCTATAGCATTAAAAATAGAAAACACATCAACTAGTCAAAACTGGAAGTTAGGAACTTTTAGATTAGATACACAACCAGATGGACGTAGATAATGGCAAAAATAGGAATAGTATTAACAAGAGCTAGTGAACAATATGATTTAACTGTAGCTGAATCACAGGTTAGAGATCTTGATGCGATTGTAGAAAAATTAAATACTACATTTCAAGAAGAAATAAAAGAGGAGGTAGAAGCGTTTAACTTCTTTTTAAATTAATGGCTAATAGTTTTAAAAATAAAAAAGTAGATTTAACAACAACTGATCTTACAACATTGTATACAGTGCCAACTGCAACAACAACTGTGGTTAAATCTATATTAGTATCAAATGATGCAGGATCTAGTTGTAATATCGATATAACATTAGTGGATGCTTCTTCTAATATATTTAGTTTATTTAAAAGTAAAGCAGTAGATACTAATACTACAACAGAACTTTTAACTCAACCTCTTGTAATGGAAGAGAGTGAGATACTTAAAGTACAAGCTTCTGACGCGAACGAGCTGCACGTCATAGCTTCAATATTAGAAATACAGCCGCGAGAGGTAACAACATAATGATAGAGCTACAACCAGATAAAATAATAGAGAAGATAACAAATAAGAAAACAGGTGAGAAATATAAAAATGACAAAGAGTGGAAAGACAAGGGTATATCGCCAGAGGACATCAGAAGAGATGTAACTGTTATAATGCCGAGTCTTGATTTATTAGGTAAAACAAAATAGAATAGAACGATGGCCATAACAAACGCACAACAATTCAAACAACTTGTAAACCCACCAATGAAAGGTAAGAAAAGACCTGGATATCGTGGTGATGATGCGTATGGTGGTGGCACCACTGCAGGTGGAAGTAGAAGCGATAGTCCAGGAGATAGAGGCGATGGACCATCTTCAGCTGAAAGAGCTAGAGATTTTGGAGGAGTTGAAAGAGAAAGACGTATGGGTATGTTGGGTAAAGCCATGCCAGGTAGAAACCCGATGGCACAATTTTCAGGAGATGTTGACACTACAGATTTAACATTTATGGATCAAGCACGTAGATCTGTTAATCCATTAGGAGTATTAACTGAGGTGCCAGGAGGCATTGGACTCTTAGCTAGAATTTTAAGTCCAGATCCTTTTAGACCAAGACCTAAAATAAGAGATTTTGTAGGTAGACAAGATGAGGCAGATGATTCACAAATAGTTTTACCTATAATGCCAGATCAAGCACCAAGTATTACAGAAGATGAAGAAGATCCAAAAGGATTAGAAGGTTTAAGATTAGCATTCAGAGCTGATGGTGGACCAATAGGTGGAGAGTA